ATAAAAGGAAGCCCAAAGGACTATCTACTTGGCACTATCTCTTTGCATGTAATTAGCATGCATTCATGGGGTTTTACGGTAGGGAACGTATGTTTATTTCGCTAGCACCCTTCGTCTAAACCATGAGTGTTAGTTTAAGTAATACGTTTCCGTTTCCTTTTATACTTAACACTCATGTCCTATATAATCCTATTGACAATACTTGTCAAGTGATCTATTAATATAATTATAAACAAAACAGAAAGGTATAATATGGCACAAGCAATGACTAAGTATCAACTAGATCACTTTAGAGATAAAGTGAAAAGAGAACTCGATCCAATGATTGAGCAACAAGAATTATTGGTTCGTCAGTATGTATCACAAGCAACTGATACAGCTTCTAAAAAACTTGCTAAGAAAATAGGTGCACAATCTATTATTGATAAGTTAAAAGAAGCTGAAGCTAAATTGCAAGAGGTACAGGCAACAGCTAAAACTTTCTTTAAAAAGAAAGCAACTAATGAAACATTAAAAGGAAAACTTGATTACAAGTTTGCTTCTAATGATATTAAAGAGGACAGAATAACTGTTGCTCTTTGTGAAGAACAAATAAGAGAGTGGGCTAGTGAACTTGCTCAACAAGAAATAGAGAAGAGACCAGAGGGCAAAAAACTTTCTCAACTTAAACAAGTTAAGAGAGTGGCACTTGATACAATCATGGAAGCTCACGCACCTGCTGAATTGATTGCTAACTTAGATAAAGTATTACAAGCTAGTGTTGGTATTAATTGGAATAATACAGCACCTCAAATAAGTAATGCTTAATAGATAGCACTTGACATGAGGGATAATATATCCTATATTATCCCTCATAACTAAATAGAAAGGTATAATATGTTTAATCTAAAACAAGGAACTAAATTTAACGTGACATACTTTGCTAAGAAGTATGGTAAGTTTATTACTCGCGCTGGGGTATGGACTGATAATTGTAAAGAAGGATTAACTAAGACACAGAACTATATATTTACTTATTATGATTTAGATAGTAATAATTATAGAAGTGCAACAGGTGATATAACATTAACAACTAGAAAGGATAATTAAACATGGCTAAGCCACTACACGTTATTAACTACGAAGGTAAACAATATAGAATACCCTTTGATCTGGATCTAGAAATAGATAAGGATCAAGTGATTGAAGTACCGAATAGATTCACAGGAGAGAAGGCAACGTTGCCTTGGTTCGCTGTCGCTGTCTATGATCTTATCATGGGTGCTGAACGATTCGAGGACTATGAAACAATGCAACAAGGATTAGATTGGTTTAGACAATACTTTCCTAAACAATACATGACTATACTAGACTGATAGTCTAGCTACTAGCCGCTCGAGACGGGCGGCTAGGTGTGCTCGTGTCTTCTTTCTTTACACAAGAGAGAGGTCCCAAGTCGTTTCCAAACTATTAATTTTCTGGTAACATCGATACCCCTTTATTAAATAGGGATCCTAAGCTTTACCCTTTAGGGCTTGATTTAGACAGTCATAGCATGTAAATTCATTATGAACATGTTTTTACACATGCAAAAAATTTTATATAAATTTTTATGGATATCGACCTAGAAAAGATAAAGAGATTACCTCCTGATGTTAAAAAAAATTTTATGAAAATTTTTTTACAACACAATGAAAAGAAAAAAGAAAATAAAGTACATAGTGATTTTTTAACTTTTGTAAAAGCTGTATGGCCAGAATTTATAGAAGGATATCATCATAAAAAAATAGCACAAAAATTTAATGATCTAGCCTCTGGTAAAATTAAAAGGCTTATTGTTAACATGCCACCCAGACATACTAAATCAGAGTTTGCATCTTTTCTATTACCTGCTTGGATGATTGGTCATAGACCTAAACTAAAAATTATTCAAACGACCCACACTACAGAACTCGCTGTTCGTTTCGGGCGTAAAGCTAAAACATTAATTGATTCAGAAGAATACCAAAAATATTTTAAAACAAGATTAAGAGAAGATTCCCAAGCCGCTGGCCGCTGGGAGACTGCACAAGGTGGAGAGTATTTTGCTGCCGGTGTTGGATCTGCAATTACAGGAAGAGGTGCTGATTTATTAATTATAGATGATCCACATTCTGAACAAGACGCTATGAACATAGATGCGTTAGAGCGTGCCTACGAATGGTATACGTCAGGACCTCGTCAGCGTTTACAACCTGGCGGAGCAATCGTTGTGGTTATGACAAGATGGAATGTAAAAGATTTGACAGGTATGTTGATGCGAGATTCTGGCAACGTGAAATCAGATAAGTGGGAACTTGTAGAATTTCCGGCAATTCTACCTTCTAATAAACCTGTATGGCCAGAGTATTGGAAGTTAGAAGAATTAGAATCTGTTAAAGCATCTTTATCAATTCAAAAATGGAATGCACAATGGATGCAAAACCCTACATCAGAAGAAGGTGCTATTATAAAACGAGAGTGGTGGAGAAAATGGGAGCATGAGTATATTCCTGAACTATTTCACGTTATACAATCTTATGATACGGCGTTTATGAAAAAAGAAACAGCCGATTATTCTGCTATTACTACTTGGGGAGTATTCTATTCTAATGCAGATTCAGGTCCACAGTTAATATTATTGGACGCTATAAAAGAAAGATTAGAGTTTCCAGAACTAAGACGTGTTGCTTATGAACAGTTTAGATATTGGAATCCAGATACAGTCCTTATTGAATCTAAAGCTTCAGGACTACCTTTAACCTATGAATTACGTAAAATGGGTATTCCAGTTGTTAACTTTACACCAAGCAAAGGAAATGATAAGCATACCCGAGTAAACAGCGTTGCGCCCTTATTTGAATCAGGTTGCATATGGGCGCCCACAAACAAAGACTTTGCACAAGAAGTCATTGAGGAATGCGCTGCGTTTCCTTATGGAGATCATGACGATTTAGTTGACTCTATGACTCAAGCAGTTATGAGATTTAGACAAGGTGGTTTTATTGACCATCCAGAGGATTATAAGGATGAACCTTTAATCCAAGAAGAAAAGGAATTGTATTAGTATGGAAAAATATATTGAGATTATAAAATTACTAGAGAGAATATTTGGTAAATCTGCTGTAAGTAAATCTATTGGCACTCGTACAAACGTAACTAGATTTCCAAAAGGTCCACAAGGATTAGATCCAACAACTAGACATTTTGATGTAGAAGGTACAGCTCAAAAAACTCCCGAGTTAGTAGATACTATTAAAAATTCTGTTGGAGATAGAATGGGTGATCTTACTAAGATGAATGATCAAGAATTTTTAACTTACAAACAAAACGTACAAAGATTAGCGGATCATGTTGATCCTCCTTCAGCTGATATTATAGCAGCGGGTAGCAAGCAGCGAGTGACTGGAGAAGGTATTGAAGCTCTTAAAGAAACTGCAGGACAAACTAATCGTCCAGGAACAACCATTGGAAACATTGAATCTAGAATTAATAAATTAAAACAACTTGGTCAAGAGATGGAAAAGACAACAGGAAAAAAAGCAAACATTACAGATGTATTAAATGATTTTGGAGCATCACAGCAATCTATGTCTAGAATGAAAGATGTAGGTTTAGTTAGAGCAACAGCAAGAGAAATTTTAATTAATGATATTAAAGCAGGAAAAATTAAAAACATAACTGTTTCAGAAGCAATTAATATGAAAGAACCCATAGATCCATTTAGACAAATCTATGGTGAAGGTGCACTAGAACAATTAGATAGTTTAATTCCAAATTTAAGAAATTTAAAAACAGAAGCAGAAGCAGAAAAATTAGCAAGATCTAAATTTAAATTTGAACCAGATGAAGCTAGATTACCAGGATCTGTATCAATTGAAGAAGGTAAAAAAGCAGAGCAAGAATTTGGCATTAATAGACCTCAACAAACAGAAGTAACTAATATTACAGCTAAGGTAAATAAAAATAGAGATCCAGATATATTAATTGAAGAATATAATAAAAATAATCAAAGATTATCTTTAACCGATGAAGAAGGGGGTACTTTAATAGGATATCAAGAATTTCAAAAATTACAGGATAGAAATAAAGAGATTGAAAGTATATTAGATTCTTTTGGAATTAAATCTGCTGAAGAAATAAAACCAGAAGGAATAGTTATTCCATTTAGAAAAAAAATTACAGAACCTGAAAACAAAGCTGACGGTGGGTCTATTGGTTTAGATTATTTAATGGGTTTTAATAATAGATCTAATTACAAAAAAGGTGGCAGAGTTGGATATGCGGACGGTGGAACAGAACCTTCTTTTTATGATTATTTTTCTTCTGCTGATAAAACTAAACCTATTTCTTATGGAGATAAAACATATAATCCAATATCTAGTTACCAAGGAAAAGATTATGGAATAGGTCTTAATAGATGGACTGCTAAACCTATGTATGCATCAAATTTTAACCCTAACAATAGATTTGATTTATATGGTAACGTCGATCCATTTTTACCTTTTGGTTACGAAGGAAATGCTTTTTATCTTAATGAACTTCCTGAAGATTTTTTTTCAACAGGAATGTCTACACCTACAACAACTGAAATCCCAACAGTAGATCCTTTTTCATTATCTTATGACCCAAATGATCCAGAATCTTTTGTAAAATTTGAAAATGCATATGATAAATCTCGAGGTTGGGAAGGAAGTCATAATCCTGCACAAACGAAAGATCTTATGGATGCATATAATCAATGGAAAGATCAATCGTCAAATATACCAACAATAGATCCTTTCTCTGGTCAACAAGTTTTAGCACAAGATCAAGCAGCATTTACACAACCACAAGCAGAAATATTTCCACAACAAGAATTACCTACTGTAGCACCAATTCCTAATAAACCAATAGATCCTAGTATGTGGCAACAATTTAGTAACTATCTTCAAACCAATGCAGGTATACCTGCTATTACTGCATTAGAAATGCAAAATTATATGAACCCTCAAAAAGGTTATACAGATACCGCTGAAGGATTTGCTTCTGACATAAGACATGGTACAGCAACTAGTCAAGTAAGAGATAGGATTGCTGATTTTTTAACTGGAAATGCTAATTCAATAGATTCTAATTATCAACCTGGAAGTAGAGCAAAATTTCTTGGATCTTTAGGTGCAAATTTATTTGGACTTATAAGAGAACCTGATCTTTTAAATTTTACAAATCCTTCAGCACAAGCAGCAGCGGTAGAAGATGTTAAAGCTAATTATAGAGGTGCTCCAATATTTGGAACACCTACGGTTCCTTATGGACAAACAGTCAGTCAAACATATTCACAATTACAAAATAAAAATGACCCTATATTAAAAACCTTAGGTGAAAATTTAAATAACTTATCATATGAAGATATTAAAAATATTAGAAATACAAAAAGACAAGATTTAGTTAGCGCTGCCACACAAACCATGAAAAAAGGTGGAAAAGTAAAAAAACAAAAAAATAAAGATGGTTTAAACTATTTGTTAGGATTCTAGAATGGATATTGGTAAATATAAACAAGCAATGAGTTATTTGCTTAATCCAGACGCAACGCTTAAAACTTTTATAATAAATCCAGAAGCTAAATTAGTAGACAATGATCCTAAACCTATAGAAGGTTTTGCATCAGGTGGGTTAGCAGAATCTTTTCCAGAATTAGTTAAATATTTAAAATCAAATGAAGGTAATGTTATTAATAAATCAGAAATTGCTAGAAAATTTAATGTTTCGGAAGACACTCTTAATAGAAAAATAAAACAATATGATTTAGATATTAAATCAGGAGGAACGGGTGGAAGTTTATTAAGTCAAACAAAATTACCAAAAGAAGAATTAGATATTTTTAATAAAGGATACAAAACAAAAACTATTTCACAAATGGCTTCTGAAATAACAGGTCTTCCTTATGATAATAAAATAACTAAAGCTAAAAATGCACAACTCTATAGACATTTATTAACACAACAAAAATTAGAAAATATTTCTAAAGAAGATGTACAAAGAGGAACTAGACCCAAAGGAACTACACCAGAAGATGTAAGAGGATTTAATGCATATAGAAAAGCGCAACAAGATTTAATGGATCTTAATCCAAAGGCATATAAAAATATGACACCGGCAATGGTGGATAATGAATTAAAAAAACTTTTACAGTTTAGCACTGTAAGAGGAGCTTTTAATGTTAAACCAGAACTGGCTCCAAGTTTTGAACATATACAAGGTATTGTCCCAGGTACAATAACTCAAGATCCTGAAGCTTTGAAAAAAGTTGGTATCACAACTAAAAGATTTAATTTTGATTTATTAGGAGCTAAATCTAAAGAAGGAATTTATAAAGGTATAAAAAATAATTTAAGAACAGCAAGAGAAGCATTAGAACTTGGCGATAAAGATCAAGCTAAAATTTCATTAGATTTAATTAACAAAGCTTATGATCAAGTTGTAGAAGATTATAAAACTTTAAATAGAGATGAACTTCCTTTCTATAAAATAAAAGGTGATGAAATAAAAGAAACCAATGTTAATGGTATAGTGAAACAAAGAACTTTAAAGAAAAGTTTATCTGAGTATATAAAAAATGTTGCCGCTGTTGCAGATCCAGAAGAAATAAAACAATTACAACCTAATTTAAAAAAAGCAGTTAACTTATTTAAAAAAGGTGAAGATGTTGCAGCTGAAAAATTAATTCAATCAAGAGTACCTGCTGTAAAAGAAGGTGCATTATTTATGCATGTTATTCCTGGACAAGAAAGTGTTTTTGATTATGTTAAATCAATTGGTTCTGATATTAAAGCAGGTAAAGTTGTATCACCTCTTTTAAGAGTATTAGCGCCCGTAGGAACTGCATTAGGTGCTTATGATGTTTATGAAAATTTAAAAGAAGGTAAGCCTTTAGCTCAATCTGCTCTTGCTTTTGTTGGTGCAGATCCATTAGCTCAATCTTATAGAGAACAATCAAGATTAAGTCCTGAATCAAAAGAGATACAAAAGAAAATTAGAACAGAAGATATTTATAAAAATGAATCTTTTGTTCCAGGTTTAGATGTGGCACCTCCCGCTATGGAAGAAGCAACAGATCAAGAAAAAATTAAGTTACAAAAAGAACAAGAAAAAATTTTATCAGATTTAGAAAAAGAAGAAAATATCACTGCTGAAGATAGAAAGAAATTATTTGATTATATTCTAAATAGAATAAACCCTATTCAAAAGGAAGAAGTTAACCTTGCAAAAGGGGGAAGGATAAGAAAAAATGACTAAAAGACTAACAACAACCATACCACCAAAAGCTGGTCCATGCTCACAAGGCTTGAATATCCCTGATAAAAAGGTTACAGTAATAAACTCGGAGAAAAACAATAATGGCAGATATAGACAAGTCACTTCCAAACATAGGTAATAGTACACGCCCAGATGAAGTGGCGATGGACGTTGCTGCTGCAGAACCTATTGTAGCGCAGAGAAATACTGAAACAATAGAAAACCCAGATGGTAGTGTTGATATTAACTTTGACCCTCGCAGCGCGCAGCTAGATACGGGCGGAGATCACTTTGCAAATTTAGCAGAAGTTATTCCTGATGATGTTTTAAATCCTCTTGGCGCAGAGCTAGTTGAAAATTATGCAGACTATAAATCATCTAGAGCAGATTGGGAAAAAACATACACTGAAGGATTAGAATTATTAGGATTTAAATACGAACGTAGAACTCAGCCATTTAGAGGAGCCTCGGGCGCGACGCATCCAGTACTTGCAGAAGCCGTAACTCAATTTCAATCTTTAGCTTATAAAGAATTATTACCAGCAGAAGGACCTGTTAGAACTCAAATCGTAGGTCTTGTTACACCTGATAGACAGCAACAAGCAGACAGAGTTAAAGAATACATGAATTATCAAATCATGGATATCATGAAAGAGTATGAACCAGAATTTGATCAGATGTTATTTTATTTACCTTTATCAGGATCTACATTTAAAAAAGTTTATTATGATTCATTATTAGGAAGACCGGTATCTCAATTTATTCAATCAGAAGATTTAGTAGTCCCTTACAATGCAACTTCATTAGATGATGCAGAAGCAATTATTCATGTTTTAAAAGTATCAGAAAATTCTTTACGTAAGCAACAAGTATCAGGATTTTATAAAGATATCGAATTACAAGCAAGTGATGATACCGATGCTTCATCAGATGTAAAAGAGAAAAAAAGAAAATTAGAAGGCATTACTAAAACTCAAGAAGTAGATCTATATACCTTATTAGAATGTCATGTTGATTTAGATATTGAAGGTCTTGAAGATAAAGGTCAAGATGGTGAGCCCACAGGAATTAAACTTCCTTACATTGTAACGGTTGAAGAAGGATCTAGAAAGATTCTATCTGTTCGTAGAAACTGGGAACAGAATGATCCTAAAAAAACAAAAATACAATATTTTGTACACTTTAAATTTTTACCAGGACTTGGTTTTTATGGATTTGGTTTAATTCATATGATTGGTGGATTGTCACGTACCGCAACCGCTGCACTTAGACAGTTATTAGATGCAGGAACACTATCTAATTTACCATCCGGATTTAAACAAAGAGGTATTAGAGTTAGAGATGATGCACAACCTATTCAACCAGGCGAATTTAGAGATGTAGATGCACCTGGAGGAAACTTAAGAGATGCATTTATGCCTTTACCATTTAAAGAGCCTTCACAAACTTTATTAGCTCTTATGGGTGTTGTGGTTCAAGCAGGCCAAAGGTTTGCTTCTATTGCGGATATGCAAGTAGGTGATGGAAATCAACAAGCTGCAGTTGGAACAACCGTTGCTTTGCTTGAAAGAGGAAGCAGAACAATGTCGGCAATTCATAAACGAATCTATGCTGCTTTAAAACAAGAATTTGGTTTACTAGCTAAACAATTTAAAACAAATTTACCACCCGTATATCCCTATGATGTAGTAGGTGGAGCAAGAGAAATTAAACAAGCAGACTTTGATGATAAAGTAGATATCATTCCAGTTGCAGATCCAAATATATTTTCACAAACACAAAGAATATCTTTAGCACAAACTGAAATGCAACTCGCTGCATCTAATCCTGGAATTCATAATACTTATGAAGTTTACAGAAACATGTACGAAGCATTAGGAGTAAAAGATATTGATAAAATTTTAGTTAGACCTCAACCCCCACAACCAAAGGACCCTGCATTAGAACATATAGATGCTCTTGCAGGGAAACCGTTCCAAGCATTTCCGGGACAAGATCATAGATCTCATATTACTTCACATTTAAGTTTTATGGCGACGAATATGGCAAAAAATGCTCCGCCAGTTATGGCTTCACTAGAAAAAAATATTTTTGAACACATTTCAATTATGGCGCAAGAACATTCTGAAGTAGAATTTAGACAAGAGATGCAACAATTACAAATGATGAGTCAACAGATACAACAAATGGGTCAACAACAAGGTCCACAAGGTCAACAAGCAATGCAACAAGTACAAATGCAAGCTAAAATGCTTCAAGAAAAGATAGAAGCAAGAAAAGCACAGTTAATTTCCGATGCTATGGAAGAATTTTTAAAAGAAGAACAAAAAATATCATCACAATTTGATAATGATCCTATTGCTGCATTAAGATCTAGAGAATTAGATCTAAAAGCTCAAGAAAATGTTAGAAAAGAACAAGAAAGTAAAGATAGAATTAACATTGACAAGATGAAAGCAATGATGAATCAATCTACTCAAGACGAAAAACTTCAACAAAATGAGGATTTAGCTAAAATGAGAGCTAATACTTCAATAGAAAAAACTATATTGGCTGCAAAGCTAAAAAATGATAGTGAAAGATATAAAAATAAGGTATAAATATGGTTATGAAAAAAAATAAAGGTACATCATCAGTAGTTAAAAAAGATTTCATTGGTAAACATAGAGGTCAATTTGTAGATCATTCACAATTTACAAATAAATTTGGTTATAATGAACCCGTTGATGTTGAAATGACTAACGCACAAGAAACTCAAGAAGTTTATGTTCAAGGTCAAGAAAAAGTACTTCCAGAAAAAAGACGTAAAGCTAAGTGGTATTAAATCATGTTTCCTATGCTAGGTGCAATTGCTCCATTAGCTAAAATTCTATTTAGCACTATTGAAAAAGCAGTTCCTGACAAAGATCTTCAAGAAAAATTAAAAGCACAACTTAATCAACAATTATTACAATCTAGTACCGAAGAATTAAAAGCGGCAGCATCTATAGTTGAAGCTGAAGCCAAAGCAGGCTGGTTTACAGCAAGTTGGAGACCTCTTTTAATGTATGTATTAATTTTTATATTAGTCTGGAATTATATTCTTGGACCTGTTATAAAATTAATGATAGGAACGGTTATTACATTTGAACTTCCAGGCGACGTTTGGACTTTATTGCAAATTGGCTTGGGGGGATATGTAGTAGGACGATCCGGTGAATCTATCGCGCGAACGATGGCAAACAAAACAATAACAAAGGAATAAAAATGAGAAACGATTATAAAATAAGACCAAGACCAGAATTTAAAGGCGGTGGAATAGCTACAAGAGGAAC